AATAAAGTTTGAAAATCATGTTATTATTAATTATTTCTTTTTTGGTTATCGCAGTTTATACGGCAGCAGTTTGTATAAAGGCAAAAGGTGTACCTTACTCTATCAGTGCAACTTATTACAAACTGGAACACGATCACTGGTTTATGGCTACAATGTGGCTGACTGCCGGATTGTTGATGCCGGCCGTGCTGGAAGTAAGTAAGCCGGGCACAGAATGGCTGGCATTCTTAGCTTGTGCCGGTATGTTCTTCATTGGGGCTGCTCCAAACTTCAAGGATATCGTCGAGGGGGGCATACACAAAATGGGGGCTATACTTTGCCTTGTGGGTTCGCAGGCTTGGGTAGCCTGTAACTGTCCGTGGTGTTTGATGGTTTGGATAGCGTATGTGGGTTATACCGTGGCCATGATGGTGCGAAATGAAAACGATAGCATTATATCGGATTTTCTGCACACTAAACCGATGTTCTGGATCGAAGTTGCAGCATTAACAAGTACCTATCTGTCACTTTTAATTTTAGCGTAAGTATGGAACGTATCATTCATTTGAACATTACCCAGGATATAACGCATGGGACTACTATTATTTTTATCTGTGCTATCTTGACAATCGTAGCCTCGTTCATTGACATGTGGACGGGACTGGATGCAGCAAGGGTGAATAAAGAACCTATTTCCAGCCGGTCGCTTAGGAAGACAATTGCCAAGATCGTAGATTACCTGCGAGTAGTCCTCTTTGCTGTCTTGATTGACGTGTTGGGGCTGTTTTTCCCTTGGTATGCCATCCCTTATTGTGTGATCGTGGTTACTTTGGGAATATTACTTATTGAAGGACGATCGGTTGTGGAAAATAGCAAGAAGAAGAAGGCTCATGCCGGGGAAATTGCCGATATCGTAGAAAGGATCGTTCAATGCGCAGTATCGAAAGATGCGGAAGAACTGATTAAGATTATCAAAAATTCAAGTAATAAAGGAGATAAATAATATGAAGAAGAATAATTTGCCGAGAGGCTTAAGAAATAACAATCCCGGAAATATCCGGATCAATGGCGACTTATTTCAGGGCGAGGTGAGACCAAGCAAGGATAAGTCGTTTAAGCAATTTACAACAATGGCTTACGGATACCGGGCTATGTTTAAAATATTGTCTAACTACTTCAAAAATTACAAGCTCGACACTATCCGTAAGATGATTACCCGTTGGGCCCCGCCGGAGGACAACAATCACACGGAAGCCTATATCAAGGCTGTCTCAGACTATGCCGGAATCCCGGCTGATGATCCGATCAATGTAAATGACCGAGAGCAGATGATCCGTATTGTGGCCGGGATGAGCAAGGTTGAGAATGGGGTAGAAGCCGATATGCTGGATGTTATTGCCGGGTGGAATCTGTTGCAATAAAAGACTACTTGTCTATAATCGTTCTTTGACATTGTGGGGAGTGCTGTTTGTGAAAAAAAATTAATGTGGAAGTTAAAGTCAATGCGTTGTTTCTATCACGAAAGAAAAAATTCCATATTTGCATCGTGTATTAACTTTAAAGTTAAGAATGGAACGATATGAAGTCGAATTAATAGAGCAATATGACAAACTGAATTTATATTCGATTAGGATAGATGGACATGAATATACAGAGTTTGAGGAATTCGTTTTAAGGTTCTCAGATAATGATGAATATAAAGAAGATTTGGATATTGTTTTATCATGGTTAGATAACATAATTCGTAGAGGGGCGTTGGAAAGGTATTTTCGCCCTGAATATAGATATGGAAGTGGTATTTCCGCTATACCAATAGAGACAAGCAAGATTCGTCTTTACTGTGTCAGAATTTCGAACAAGATTCTTATTTTAGGAAATGGAGGAATAAAAGACGCTGATAAATGGCAAGACAGTCCATTATTGTCATCTATAGTTAATAGATTGGTTGATACTGAAAGATTCATTCAATCACGAAAGCATAGTGGAAAAATATGTATAAATGAATCGGGTGAACTTATAGGAAACTTAAAATTTACAAGGAACGATGATGAAACGAAGTAAAATATTGGAGAAAAGAAGAACTATGATTTCCGAGGAAACACGGGAATGGGTAGATTTTTCTTTTAAAATAGCGGATAGGATACATTGTGTTTTGGCCTCGAAAGGATTAACTCAAAAGGATTTAGCAACTAAATTAGGAAAGAGTGAAGCTGAAATAAGTAAATGGATGCGTGGAACCCATAATTTTACGATATCTACAATAAAGAAAATAGAGGTTGCACTTGATTGTGAAATCTTGTCTGTTAAAAAAACATTAGATGGAAGTGTTTTTTTTCTTTACAACTCATCATATACAACTTATCCGATAAGCAAATCTGTAAAAAATGCTGATACAATAGTCAATGCGTCTAACGGATTAAAGATGGTTTATAATGGAAACTGAAGTTTTAGAAGTAAAAATATTGGATATACAAGAGGAATCGTTTTCTATCAACTCTGAGATTCTTTCATCGTTGGATCAAACGGATAATACGGGAATTGAATTTTTTATTTCTTTTAAGTTGAATAAAAATGAAAGTGTCTTGGTATCGGAAGCTTCTTTGACATATCTTATTGAAAAAGAAGAAACGTCGGAAAAACTGGCATGTATATCATATTCTTTTGTACTATATATAAAGGACTTGAATAATTATATAGAAGATGATAAGGTGAGACTTCCTGATAGATTTATGGAAGAACTCATTTATGATGTATATTCAACAGGTCGTGTAATAGCTAAAGATAGACTTATCGGAACAAAACTTAAAAATGTATATTTACCTTTCGGTGGAGCTTCTCAGATATATGAGTTGTTTAAGAAATCTCCAAAAGTGAAAATACAAAATTAGTTTCGTCTTATTTTCTTAAGAGAACAGAAGACGGCACTCCTCATGTTAATTTGAGATGTGCCGCCTTTTTCATATCCGGGCGGCCTCCAAATACGGGTATGGCTATGAAATATTAATCATGAAAACTTGGCATGTAATACTGATTTTGATTCTCTGCCTTCTTTGCTTTTTGGCCGGCCGGTACACGAAGAAAGCAGAGGTCAAACTTGTCTGCAAAATCGATACATTCGTCCGTGTTGACACTCTTAGAGAGCGAGTCCCTTATCCGGTTTATGAAACGGTGATCCAGACGGTTCCAGAGATGTTCCCTGTGTATATCACTTTATCAGGTGATACAGTCAGAGAACCTATCTTCGTCCCGATCAGGATCACGCAAAAAGAGTACTTAACGGACGATTACCATATTTGGGTATCCGGCTATAATGCTCAACTCGATAGTGCTTCTATTTTTCGGAAAACGATTTATGTAACAGAAAAAGTGAAAGCTCGCCGCTGGGGAATTGGTATTACGGCCGGTTATGGCATTGGCCGAGATGGCTTATCTCCATATGTAGGGATTGGGGGATATTATAGGATTTGGTGAACTACTACCGCTAAATTTTCAGTTTAGCGGTAGTTTGTCAAATATGTGATTAGGGCTCATTTTTTTCGTGATTTGAGCCTAATCGGGTTCTATTTCGTGCCGGCTCCGAACTGTTTTTTTACCAATATAGTAATTACTGTTTGCACATGTTCGTAATATTTTATTTTATGTGACCAAATCTGAGACAGATTAATAAATTCTTAATTCTAATTTGAAAATATCAAATAATATTTGAGGAGATTTAATCTTAATAGTCCGATTACTAATATATTAAACATTCTTACTCCGATTGTTGTCATATAAAAATCACTTTCTATATTTACACTGTCCTACAAAACAATAGGACAATATTTTTATGAGGAATAAAACTATTATAATTAGGAAAATTGGTAAAAACGGCAAAGGCCAATTTTCAAGTTTAGCTTATGCTAAAAGGTACCCACATTTAGTACAGAAGGAAATATATCGTTTCCAAAAGTGTAAATGTCGTTGATTCTTAGGACTACCCTAAGACAATCTTAGGATAGTCCTATTTAAGTCATTCATCGTCGAAACCCTCCTGATGCAAATTGTATCCAGTTAATATAGCCTTCTTCAATTCTTCCCGGATATCACAATTATCTGATCTTGAAGAAATCATTCGGTCGGCTATCTCATAAGCCCGCTCTTCCAAAGTCTTCTTGCCAACTTTCGAGTACTGAATAGCCATACGGGTATTGTATTGTTCCCCTTCATGGTTGATCACCTGGGCCAAAGCAATTTCGCCGGCATTTATCCGAATGCCTTCTTCTGACCATCGGAGTAACATAAACTGAGTCAGCTTTAAAAACTGTTCTCCACCTTCGTCTGCAATATTCTTCAAGAACTTGCAAACAACTTTGTCTTCTTCTTTTGTTAGTTTCATGATTTTTTAGTTTAATAATTTGACACAATAATAATAAATAAGTTTATTTGTAGTCTAAATGCACTATTGACCGGTTAGTCAACATCCAATTGACAAATGGAAAGGATAGGTTCGACTCCTATCAATGTGCAAAAGAGTATCAAACTCCAAAACAGGGAAGATAGTCATCGGAGAAGTGGTATCTTCTTGCAATCAATGCTGTTTCTTTTTGGGAGAAAGATTGCCTTCTGGTTCTTTCTCATAACTTAAATCATAAAAAAATGAAAAAAGTTCATATAAAGAATACAGTAAAGTTCATTGATAAAATGATTGATTGGGCATATAAATTAGCCGTTGTTGGTAATTTTATATGTGACCTTTTGGATCGTTTTGAACTCTTATAAAAAATTTCTTTTTACCCAGAGGTGACAGCTCTGGGGTTTTTATATATCTTTATATACTTCATTTATTTTTAGATGTTATTTAAACTTCGGGAATAAGCATCCAACAATCTACCTTATCCCAATCGCAGTAAAACTCATTGCTTTCTGGATAATTCCACGTCTGACTTAATTCATCCCAGCATAAAACGACTTTTCCATATATCGAGGAAGAGCATAATACAGGATATTTATCTTCCGGGAATTGTTCATCTATGCTTATCCAAGGGTTCACATCTTTCAAATCGATCAAAAAGGCAGAAATAGAAGATGCATAATAAAGAGCCTTGCTTCTGTACTCTTCCGTGAGAGTGAGATTGTTGCTGGAATTTTTCCAATGTGTTAACTGGACTTCCCATTTTTCAACTAATTGTTTATGTGTCATAACTCATATTTTATTAATTGTTAGCTAAATCATCTTTAATTGCTTGCTGTAATACTGGCAGAATCTTTGCGGAGAATCTCTCGCAATACCCTCGCATTGTATTTGTGCTGCATTGATACGCAACCCCTTGAAACATTTTTCTTGCGAAATAATCGGCATCAATGCTCAATATAAATTCACGTATCTCCATCGGAGTTGACCAACTGAAATTAAAATTTCCCCAATCCGTTAGTGAATAGAACTCTTTACCTTCTGTCAGAATTACTTCACCCAACCAGCAATTAGCTGGGGTTCTTAATGAATATCTATATACTGTTTCTTTTGCCATAGCTCGTTATTTTTTATGTGTTAATCAATTATCAAAATCTCTCTATACGAGATGTATATCTCTTGTGATACCGTGTTTTCATCGTGACACCAACACAAATACCATTTGCGTTCATCACGAGAAACATACTGGGCCTTCCACATTTTACCGTTATACTTGCCGGTCGGTTCCGAACCTGTATAATCCGGCAGCATCTCAAAATCCCGTCTATACATCATGACATATTTGTCATCAAGCACCAGATTGTTTCTGTCCGGTTGTTTCCATGCTTTCCCCCAGGGATGCGTCATAGGCGGGATAACGTTTTCATCTAATACAACTTTACGCATTTCCATATCTCAGCTATTTTTAATTTTAATTATTTTCTATATAATCCCCATCCTTCATATATTTCAAAGGAAATCAATCCTTTGATCCCATACACCCAGTAATTAAAACCTCCATAACTATACATTCCGTGACTACATCCTTTTAATCCAAAACAAGTGTATTTTGCCTTTGAACCGAGTAGTAAAGTGTATTTTCTTGATCTGTATCTGTTCATAAATCCTTAAATAGGTTTGCTCATCTCTAATTTTGCAATAGTCTCTAACTCTCTCAACCTTTTTTCAAGATTGCTCTTTTGCTCATCCATAACCATAATCCCTATTGTCGGAGAGATGGAGAATATTCGCATTGAGGAAAAACCGCCATCTGGAATACCCAATTGCATTCCCTTTCCGTATTTCCCAAAACTTCCACCATTTTCGGGGATTGGTCCATCTTCTTTCTTTTCTTTTTCCCTTGCTTTTTCAATCTCACTCACCATATCGCTTTTAATTTTATCAATTTCTTCAATTTGCTGATAGCAATTGTAAATTTCTCTCGCTGTCTCTTTTGTGATCATATTTTAACTCCTTTCTATTTAGTTATGGTAGTTACTGCTTAAACTCCGGAAGGATACCAAGATATAGATATCTATCATCCTCAGTATGATGGCAGGTACAGTAAAACAATACTCCATCTTCCGATTTAATTGGATCGCCTCCTTGGATTAAGTCCTTTGAACAATAATACGGACAAACGATTTCTCCAATATAATTGTATAGGTCTTCACTTATCCAATCTCCGGGATGAATAAAATCCTCTAAATCCAGGCCTGATTTTTCCCATTGTTTTAAAGTTTTCATAGCTTAATTATTTTTAAAATTGAATTTTCTGTTGTAGAACTTCGTCAGCATAAAACTGATCGAAGCCTTTATCACTTATCCACCAGTTGAAGCCAAATTCCGCATCGGTAAAATTGTGATTGATATATCCGGCATCAATGAGTTTTTGAATTGTTTGTACCCATTTCCTACGAACATGAGGAAACCGCTTTATATCTTTCATCTTTTGTTTTCGGTTTGCCATCGGGCAAAGAATACAACCTATTCGCTTATATCCTTCATCGTACAAAGAACAGTGTTCTATTCCATTTCCATTCAGAAAGCCCCACACATCTCTGTCTGTCCAATGGATAATCGGAGAAACAAGAATCTTGTCCTTACCTTTAACACAAGTAACCATCTTTTCTTTATGCTCAGAAAATTGGTCGAAGTTCCCGCTGAATTTACGGCCGCTAATCTCAATTTCTTCACGTTTGGAACGCTGCACACTTTCAGTTTTACGAATGCCGATCAAGGTAACTTTACCTGCACCGGACATTTCTTTAAATTCAGCGCAACACCAGCGAAACGTCCTTGTTGGAATAAAGTGCTTCTTTAGAGCCATATCATAAACCGACATCGTTGGCTTTATCAGCTCTACATCCGGATAGTTCTGTTTCACAAACCGAATGACTTCCGGAGGGTCAACAGATGTAAGATTCATGTGAGCCTTAAACTTTACACCAGCCATCTTTGCGATGTGATAAAGTGCTTGACTATCTTTTCCACCGGAAAAGGCCAAATAAAAGCCATTCTCCGGATCATAATCAAGCGCCATCTTCTCGCACTTACGCAGCAGTGCAATGGAGTAGTTTATTTTGTCCTGTAACATTGTCTGTTTATTTGTTATGAATCAGATAAATATTTTATCAAACTCTCTTTGTCTTTAAAAAGTCTTTTATCCCATTTGGGATAATTGTTTCTGGGCACACTAAGTCCATCTGCCAGCTTATAAACCATAAGAAAACTATCATCAGTATAGGATATTTCGATAATTATTTTGCTTATAGTTGTATGGATAATGTTATCCCCGCTCAGATAGCAGACTCTATCTCCTACGTTAAATTCAGTATCTATATTCATATTTTTTAATCTTCCTGTTTTATGTTACTACGATTTAGCTTCATAAATAGAAACCTCATGATTGCAAAAATCTCCTGCTCCGTAAGCAGTGATTTTATACTTATCACCATCCATATCAACTACGATTTGATTTGCATCTACTTCTGTTATTTCGCAATCTTCCGACAAATGATTATATATAAAATCATTCATTGAATCTGTCGTTGTATGGAGCGGATAATCCGTTTCCCACCTGTAATACTGAAGCCCGTCCCGGATCATTTGTTTAGTCAGCATTGTTTCCTCCTTTCTTTTTATATTGTTTGTCAAAATGATTGTGTTTAATCAGCCAGTCAATCATCGAAATGCAACATTCTATCGGGTCGTCCTCAATGTGTGTTCCAACCAGACAATCGGCAGTGTATCTTCTTATCGAAAGAGTATATCCTCGCTTTTTCTTTACCAATTCCGGATGATGCGGCTTAAATCTCGGCTTTGGATCTGGAATCTCGGTAGGCAATAATTCCATCAGTCTTGACAAGCTCCATGCAGGAACATCCTTCCCCCATAGTCCATCAAACACTTCCTCTCCAGTCTCCCCTCTTCTGGCAAGTTTAGCTATTCTTTCCGGTGTCCAAAACTTACCTCTCAATGTTGGCGGCTTAGTTTGTAACTCCCACTCCAAAGCAGGAACTCTACTTTTGGTGTAATGATACACCATGTCAGCACTTTCCGGTTTCAATCCTAAAGCAAGCAGTCTTTCCGACTGCTCCCTCGTTGTGCAAATGTTTGAGTTAAATTTCATGTTTTTTAGATTTACTTATACCAGCGTCCACCGCAATATTTACATACAAAATAATTCCCCATACTCACCACCTGAACTTTTTCATCCACGCATATACGACACATGCAAATTTTATGATCGCCATCAGACACAGGTTCTGAAATTTTATCATATTCCCAGAAAGATAACTTGCCTTTAGCCGGTATTGGTTCGGGGAATAAAATAGGGTTAGCCAGCACCCAGTTCCACACGCCATTTTCGGCCCACAGCGAGGGGTGATTCTGAACGCAATCCACTATCTCGACGCTGCCGATGATTGCGCCTTTTGGCAAATCTTCATTATCTCCGTAAAGTTTGTCCTTGTGTTTGGAAACTTTCTTTATTTGCATTCCGTTAAGTGCGCTCCATCCCTCCTTAACTGAGGTCTTTGCTGCATGAATCAGCACTCTCTTACCTAAGTATTTCTTAGGGCAGCTCCAAGTCCTGTTTTCTATATCTTTCAGCCCGGACACGATAAGGCTTGCCCACGGCTGTTTAATTGTTATTGCTTTCATTTTTTATTCCTCCGTATTAGGTAGTAAGTCTTCGATGTAGGCATACCTTATTATCTTGTTTTCTGTTATGAATGTGTTCCAATAAGAAACTACGTCTACATTCGCAATTTTCCATATATTGTAAGATACACCACGTTTTGTTTTAAACTCAACTAAGACATATCCCATCTTTACAATAATTTCCCTTGCATCATGCCATACTGAGTTAATATTAGTCCGTGAATTAAACTCATTCCATCGCCTTGCTATCTCATTGCAAAGGACATTGGAACTTTCCACATCTCCCAAATGGATTTCTGCTATTTGGTAGTTCATGCCATTTTTGATACAAAGTTCTGCGTCCAATTCATCGGGACCCAACACACGCTTCCCTCTTGCCGGAATACATATCAGTTTCAATGTATCGGTGTCAAATTCGCCTTTTGCGTATGCCCAATTCAATTTTATTTTTGTCATTTCTTTACCTCCTTGATAAATGATTTGTAATACTTGCAGTTCTTGGCAGATTTCCTTGCTGTTATTCTCCGTTGCAGAGCTTTGCAGTACATCTGACAGTTCGGGCAAGCCTCGTAGTGTACACATTCGCTGCAATGCCTTTCGTCAGCATTTCCGAGGATGTAGGCAATTTCTTCATCCTTGCTCATGTTTTCCGGCTTCCCCTTTGCTTCCTCACGTAATTCTAAAATGATTTTATCAACTTCGAGATTCTTGGCTTCGTATATCTGTTTCAGCCGAAGTGCCTCTGACTTAATCCCCTTGAGAACTTTCTTGTTTATTTTCATTGTTCTATCCTTTCATTCTGCCTAAAAAGGCAAGTTTTAAAACATCGAACTCTTTCCCAATTACCGCAAACTCCAACATTGCGTTATCATCTGCAAGGTCATTAACTCTTAACACGGCATAACTTTCTCCTGATTCGGTTTGATAGGTGTCCAATTCAACAGAACTGATTATACATTCATCATTGCTCTTTCGGAAGAAACTATCAAGACTTTTGAGGATATGATTTTTCAAATAATCATCACCTATTGCAGCCGCAATCTTATCCTGCTTTCTTAATGCGTACCTCATTGTTTACTTTATTTATGCAATCATTTTACGACGAATCAGATTTATATTCTTTTTCACCAGTTTTACTATCTGATCGTGATACTCGCTTACGCCGTTACAGAAGGATCGGGACTGGACGATATCCAGTGTATTCAAGTTTACCTCTATCGTCTCCAATCGTTTTCCAGCCGTGTCCTTTGCCGACAATATCAGGCATTCCGGCCGTCTGTAGTATCCGTTCTGATACACACAATGGTGCATGGCCTTACCTTCCTGATAAAACTGGGTGACACTTTCCAAAGGGCGTATGATTATATCCTCTTCTTCGATTCTCAATCCGAAGAACTTTTCCATCCGCTCGTAGAAGCCGGCTATATCCTTCATTAACTTTTCACGCTTACTGATAGATTGTGCTCGATCCCTTTCCTGTCTCAACCCGGCTTCACGTACCTGTTTTATCTTTAGTAGTTTATCATGTGCAGTTTTCAGGTTCTTAGGGCAGACATAGTGGGCGTTACGCATATCTTTACCAAAGTAAGACAGCAAAGACATATAATCTTCCCACATAGAAGCGTCCTTAATGATGTAATGGTTGCGGTTGCAGATGTTGAACGACGGTTTATAGCGAAGTTGGGAGAAGCCGTTTCTATACATATGCTTCAGCATGGGGATTTGCCCGGTCTTCAGACACAATTCCGAATCGTTACCACCTTTCAATAAGTCACGTATCAATTTCGACGGGGTTACATCTGGGAACCGTCGATTCAGTCCCCGTTTTTTTAATTCCGGCAGTAATTCTTTCCTTGGATAAAGCTCTCCATGTATCGCATATAAATCACCGTAATAGTTATAGGGGGTACTTCCATATTCTCCTTTGATACTGAGAGGTGAACTATATACAAATCCGTTACTGCCCATATTAATCGGTCGGGCTATGATCGTACGTTTTCCGTCTTCACGAATCCACTCTTGAACCACTTCTGTAAAATCATAACACACCGGAGAAGTTTCCTTCCGAATATTTTTCCAACATAGTATATGCCGGATCACCTGGAACCCGCCTTTCACTTGCAGGATGGACATATACGCCTCTTCATGGATCTTCTGCTTCCGGCTGACCTTTACGTCCAATTGATGATGGCAATAAGGGCATTCGATTTTGTCACCCAATTTATCTTTACTCGTATTGACCCACATCTTACCGCATTCGGAACACCATAGCTCATCCTTACATTTGTAGGCAAAATGATCAAACAGATGCTTTTTGGCCCAGTCTTCCTGTTCCTTCGTGATGGCAGGCAGTTTTCCGCTTAACTCCGTCACCAGCTTTTCCAATTTCGTTCTCGGCTTCATATCAAAACAGGCTCATTTGTTGGACATTTGTATCTGCTTTCTTTTTCGCCGGCTTCTTTTTAAGCAATTGGTATTGCTCTTCGGCTAACCGTTTGATAGCCACTTCACGGGCTATTTTCTTCTCTTCTTCTGTTAGTTTTACTTTCTGAGAAGAAGAAACAGAACAACCGGCAGAAACTTTTTCTATCTTGATATCCTTTTCATCATAGTAGTGCACGGCCAGTCCAAAGACTTCCGAGTCACTCATTGCAACAGCAGTTCCTCGTTTACGAGCCTCTCCTAAAATGTAACGGCAGCATTCATCAATACTCTTATTGGGATTGGCAAACTTTGGAGCAAACAGGGTATCTTCTTCTGCTCGTTGTTTCAAATAATCAGCAATTATGTCATTAAAACCTTTAACTTGTCCCATCTTGATTTCTTTTTTTTATTGCCTTCTCTGTGTAATGTTGATTTTTAAAGGCACGCTCCAAAAGGAGCGCACCAAAAGATTAAAGTTTAAAAGTGAATGCTGCCACCGCCCGAACCCTGATACTGCTGTACTTGCCGTTGCTGCTCGTGCCGCCATTGGAGAAGCTCACGTACCACGCGTTGCTCTGGCTGTACTCAGTACTGGACCAATACCCCGCCGAGGAGACTAACGGTTCTGCGCCTATGTATTCAAGCGCATCGTTTATGCTGTCTTTGTAATGCGCCATTAGGTTGAGTTGTCCCAACGAAGGGATGTATTCGCCATCTTCCAGCAGATTTTTCAACTTTGGATTTCTGGCTACAAGGCGTTCCGTATTGCCGCGTCCGTCAATGTCAAACAGCGCATCACATTCACGTTCGTAATATGTCCCACTTCCGGATTCTCCACGGCTATCATCGTCAAGCAATTGTACGCTATCATGCTCCGTCAGTGAGATTGCAAATGACATGTATCCGTGCTTCAACCCGATGTATCGTACACAATCTTTGGAGTTATCGCCGGTAAACGGCTCTACGTGTCCGTCTTCGTAGATTAGATACAGTCCGCTGGCGTGCTCTACTTTGTCATCTTTAGATGGTTCGCGGTCGTTACATACGGGTTGGCCACTCTTGGTGATCGCCGGCATGATTACCGACAGGTTTAAATTTTTGATGTTAACATTCATTGTTTTTAAATTTTAGGTAGTTATAGATGTATTAATGTTTCGTGTTTTGATTGATTTCCTTTTCCAGTCTGTCGATCAGTCTTTGATGTTTGGCAGCCACATAGTTACAGTGTATTGCCAAGTTCCTGTCGCGTTCCTTTTCGAGACGCTTTATTTCTTCTAATTTCCAGTCTTTTTGCATGATCATATATTTTTTATTCCGATGTTAATAACTCAACCTCTGTACAACGAACCCACAGACGGCGGTCTAAACAAACCTCATTGGTACTTCGGTTTATGTCGACAACTTTTCTTGTTTTCTGTTTGTATTTGACAGATGAACCTATTTTACATTGAGTTTTGAAAACATTGATTTTCATTTCTTGATTGCTTTTTTGAGTTCTGAAATAATATATTTGCCGGGAGAGTGCAGCCGAGCTCCTCCTCGTTCAGCAGCTTGGATTATGGTCCAAATGGGATGCCCTATTTCTCCATTGTTCGACAATTGGCAAATGATGTTGAACTCGTCTGGAGGGATAAATAATCTGTTCAGCCTGTTGGTCAGTCCTTCGAAGTTTCTTTCTATCCCATCTGTATTGGAATCTTTAGAAAAAAGATTATTTCCGCATCCTCCATTTCCCCCTGCGGGGGATAGAGGGGGAGGATACTTTTCTTTACTTTTCTTTTCTCTACTATACTCTACTTTGTCTGAAACTTCCAGAAGTTTTCTTGTTTTTTCTGGAAGTTTTTGCATTTCTTCTTGAATAAGACAGATGTTGTCTGGAATATCAAAACTATTTCTTTTTGCCAGCTTATTCATCTCAATGTATCTTATCTGAATTGCCCGTGATGTTATTACTCTCCCGTTTGTGAATAGTCCTTTATCAAATAGCCCGATTGCACAACAGTATTTCACAATTTCTTCAACTTGGCTTTCCTTCAGATCCCAGTATTCAGATACGTCAAAGGCAGTACTTTCGTCCCACTCCAGGAAGCAACCTTTTACTCGGTAGATTTCATTGAGTATATATGAGTAAACAGCATAGCCGGCTCCTTTAAACTCTTTTTTTAGTCGTTTGATCCGGATATCCTGAAAACGATCTGTCTCGGCTCTATAAAAGGGGAATCCGGTCTTTGCCATTTTAAAGTCCTTTCTCTTTTCTTAGCCGATTGACTTCAGCTTTGTAATATTTGATCTTCTCCTGATAATCAGAAATGGTCCATTTTTCAATGACTTTCTTGGCTGTTTCCAGTTCTTCAAGAACCTTTACCCCGTATTTTTCTATGATAAATCGCTTATACCGATCTAAGTTGCCTCGTAAGCCGATATTGCAATTAAAACATTGTGAATGACAGTTCCTTTCGTCGTATCTGGTTTTTATATGCTGTCGGCTTATGTAATGACCGTTTTGCATTATTTGCCATCTCCACATTTCGCCACATGTTGCACATCGGCAGAAACCGTTTTCATTTGCATCTCGTAGACGGATGTATTCGGAAAAAACTTTGTCCAATCTCTGCTGAAGCAGGGAGATAGAGAGACGTTTAGGCTTTGCTTCCTTGCATTGTTTACTATTTACCATTTTCTGTTTCTTTTTTGATTAATGAGACATAATCCAATGTAAAGAATAGCCATGATACCTAAGATCAAGACAACCAGAGAAAGCGCCTCTGTCCAATTGTTGATTGTTTCTATATTCATGATGTATAAAATTAGCTTCATTTTAAAGCCCCGGACCATGTTATCCGGGGCACATACAAGGTGCAGTTAAAGTGCTGCTCACTTCCGTCATACCTTCTATGTCAATTTCGCATCACCTTTCAGATAGAGTCAACGGCTAACCGATGCCGTGCGGAAAACACCTGCGCTATCTTCGCTCTACTTCTGACATTTTTTTGAAGGTTTTCACTAAAAGGGTTTGTGGGCGACGCCGGCATCGAACCGGCCTCTTCACATCGTGCGCACTCCGTAATGTTTCATCCCTGATTACTGGCCGCCCAAGTTTACCGCTTACGCCTTCACAGGCTCTTCGCGGTAAAGATTCTAAATACCATGAAAAACCAACTACTTTTCTATTATCGCCCAATCGGGGATATAATCATAATAATCTTCCATAATCAAACTTCTATGATTACAATATCTGGTGCAATCTGTCTGATAGCATCCAGTTGTTCGTCAATCACTTTATTCTTGTATTCCTCGATAGCTTCATTCGCACCGGCAGATACTAAGGAAAGAGATACGTCTCTACCGTCTACATCCGCGTAAATCTCAACTTCGATTTCTTCACAGGCAAAGCCTTTAAAAAGAGGGATGTTCAGTTTGAATGATTTCGGCAGATTGGAATCAACCACCTGCGAGTAGCTGTCAACTTTGCTGCCGTTTTCCTCCTTGCTGCGCTCAATGTCTTGGTTTACCTTTGCTTTAAAGTTCTTCAAAGTGGAAACCAGTATCATGTTTTCAGATTTGTCCTTGAAGAAAGCACGGTGCATCTTGAAGAACTGGGATAGCTTAATAGGCTCCCATTTTTTATCAGTATTGATACCGAACTCCTGCATTTCCTTGGAAGCCTGTAAAATACCTTTGATTTCAGTCTGATAGTAGTTGGTTTCATCAATAGTTAATGCTATCCCCATCTTATCACGGTTTACGATGATATTGGTCGATTTCTGATTAATCAGTTCGACACGCTTTTCCAACCATCTGAGAGGTGCATCTATCGTTCCATTGATAACTACTCTTTCCTGTTCTTTTGGGTCAAGTGCTACGGGCGCTTCACCTTCACGCAATACGACTTCGATAGGTTTGCCGTTATAGTCTTTCGGCACAACTACGTTCAATTTGTTTTCAGTCATTTGTTCCTGTTTTTAATGTTTTGAAAATTGTTTTTTGCATTTCTTGCGGCATAATAGGGCGGGAATAAACCAGCTCTCCGAGTTTGTTGTAATATCCAACCATCCTTTCGTCGTGATAAAGAATTTTGGCACATTGCTCGTTCTCTCTGAACTCCGATCCCTTCTTGATGTGCTCAAGAAGTTGTTTCTTTTGTTTCAAAAGAGGCTCCAGTTGCTTCTTGTATTCTTGCATGACTTCTTTCTTTTCTTCTTCGATGTCGTTGATTTCAATAGAAGTTTCAGCAAGAGATTCTTTTTTCTGTGCTAATTCTTCGGGTGTAAAACGATGGGTATAACCAATTTCTTCAATTGCATCGGCATTGTCCTGAATAAATTGCCATCTATCTTCTTCGGGTTGTTCCTGTCCTAAAAATTTGTCCATATTATGAGGATTTAATAATTAATTATCAATATCTACCGGATGAAGTTCTTTTGTGTTCCATTCCGGTTGTTTCATAGAGATAAGCCCAAAATTTCCGGATTCGGCATACGCATCATATCCAGGATACAAACCTTTCTCCCGGCATTCGGCTACGGTTTGTAAGGCTTGACGGTATTTGTATTTACCAATTTCGAGATCTTCCGGGTCCCAAACGAATGCTGCAATACCAAAAGGCGGGATAGTTTGAACCATTATCATGATCGTACTTCTAAAATCCCGACCTGTAACAGCACTGGCAACATCTAAGTACATTCCTTCTGAAAGTTCGTAACAGAGTTTGGCAGTTTGATATGTAAAATGTCCGATACTTTCGGCTCTGGTGGACTTCACTGAAATTATAGTATTGGCTCCTATATTTTCTTCAAACTGCATTGCATCAGGGCGAATTCTCTGCGGAATTGAATAGATTGGATCTTGATAGTAGATGGATGTTTCCCTTTTGCTATGCTTCAGTAGCTCGAAAAACAAACCGTCTCCGTAACGACGATAGTTCGAGTACATAATATCCACTATTAGTTTGTTTGGTTCGTCTATGGCTTGGAAACCGGAAGCTGCTTTGAGTGCCGCGTAATATTGTTTAAGGCCGTCCATTTTGTCCAGATCGAAACCTCCTTGAACTACAATATCCTTGATTTTCTCTTTATTAGGTGCGCCATCTTCTTCTTGGGACTGGTCCAGTTTGTCCTCCCAGAAAGAAACAAGCCCTTTTACACCATCTTTCGTATTCAATTTAAAGCCGGGCTCGACAACTACTCTGGAAAACTTGCGAGGTTCGAGTATCGCTTGGTGAATGAATTCTCCGAGGACAAAATAGTTCTTGGATTTTTCGTAAGCCTCCAAGCGGTCTTTCCAACCGGATTCTACCGCGTAAAAAAGATGAAGAGGGGATTTGATTGCCTCTTTGAGTGCACCGGAATTGATATAATCTTTCGATGCAAGGTATTTTCCCATATCTTCTTTTACAACGATACCGTTCTTGCGAAGTGTATTAGAGTAAATGTGATGGGATTTCTTACGCGCGTGAAGAAAAGATGCTATCTCTCCAGCTGTGGCATAATCCTTCAATGACCGCGTGTAATCTATGGACATCGGCACAGATGCCGGCTGGCTACTGACATCTATGCCTTCGGCTATCGCCATATTAATGAGTTCGTCTGCTGTCATTTTTCGTCATTTGATAAAATTCGAAAGTCTTTGACTTGAATTGGTTGTTTTTATTCTTCTGTTCACCTGTAAAGCGTATGGTCCACATGGTTGAGCGGGGTACGCTTTTAAGAAAGGACACAGCGCGTTTGGCCGCAATGCCGACTTTTGCCAGTTTACGGCCTTGTACTTCTCCAGTCTTAGGATCGACAACATCTTTGGGTGTGTATAAGATCGCGCACTCAACGTCTTCGGTAGTTTCCGGGTTGCTCATGCTCTGCATTTGCAAAACCGTAAAACCGTTTAGAAGACCGACCATCGTATCCCCTTCGCTGACGGGATTCCACATTTCCATATTCGCCTGTAAGGGAACAACGATCGCATTGTCAATATCCGTCAGGGCCTTGTTTGGATTTTGGGGATCAAGTGTAAATACAGCATCTTCTACTGGAGCCAAATTAGGCTTTACTGGAACGTCAAGCTCTTCAGTTTTTACTAAATCATTCATAATTCTTATTTATTAATAGTTGTACGTGTTCATTTCAAACCTCCAATCTTCTAACATTTCGTCGAATTCTGGATCATTGGTTTCTTCTCCGTCGTAGCAAAGATCGCCGTCCGGGTTCTTGATGTAGATCTCCTTCATTTCCGTTCCTCCTTATGTATTGCATATAATAAGGAAAGGCTACATGCAAAGAAGAGAACAAGGGAATAGTTGTAGAACATCCCGACACCACTGCCTATTGCCATAAGCAAGGCCATCACAAAGATGATTTTGTTTTCTGTTTCCATATCGTTGATTTTTAAATTTGTTTCAAAAAGGAAACCGTATCTACCTGTCACAGGCCGATACGGCGATATTACTACTTATTCTAAACCAATAAAAAATAACTGAGGCCAATCGCGGACTCGATCCGCGTGTAAACCCAGGTGAGCTTTTTAGGCGAGACACGTTGATATAATTAAAATTTTCACCTTGTTTATTTGGCCGCCCAACCATCTCTAAGGCGGAATAAATATTTCTTTCATATCAATGTTTGTTATGTGGCAATACGGTCTTCTTAACCAACCACCGCAAGGATACCCGGATAGGGATTGCCACGAGTTATATAGTATGGAAATAAAAAGAGTCAAAAAAGAAACCGTATCGGCTTGTCGCAAGAGGATACGGATAAGTTGGTTTTGCCAACTTCGTTAGCTGTAAACAATAAAAATTAAAGAATTAGTTGAGTAAAAATTTGTCCCCGGCAGCCGATCCGATCGACAGCTTCGCGCCTTTGTACCGGGTTTTCTTAACTTTGTAGTGTCAAATCAAAAAAATTAAGAAAATGAGCAAGTTTATTGAACTAAATTCTGGGAAAGACAAATTTATCGTGAATGTTGATTCTATTTCTTATGTTGAAAGAAGCGACTTGTCTGGTTCTGTTGTGCATTTTGCCTATTCAAGACCGGATGCTACTGCTGTTTTGTATGTAGATCAAAGTCTTGATCAGATCAGGGAATTAATCGCTGAATAATTCTTTCTTCCGGAAAACGGGGATTCCTATGATATAAAGGGTTGTTACCTGTTCTGCAATGTGCATTTCCTTTTTAAAGGTTTCCCCGATTCTTACTTCACGTAAGCGTTTTGTCTTTACTTCTTTTTGGATAAGTACTTTCATAATCACGTTTTTTAATTCGTTCCCGGAGGCCGATCCAATCAGCAGCGTAGCGCCTTCATGTCCGGGATATATCTTATTCGTAACGACGGTTGACCAACTCCATGACCGAGTAACACCGAAAGGGATTATCTGAAAGTGAACGTTACGCGCCCCAACCTCACATCGACAACACCGGTTAAACAACACCGGAAGCAATAACCTCATACAGTTTGTTGCTGATCGATTGAAACGACCCGTCTACCAGCCCAAGCAAAAGCCTATTTACTGGAAGGCAGGATTTAATCCACAATGTTAAAGAACGTCTATATCGGTGCTCCCTGCCGGACTTGAACCGGCGACCTTATCATTATGAGTGATCTGCTCTGACCTGTCTGAGCTAAAGGAGCGGATATCGGAAAACTCCGACGGTTGGTTTATTTTTTCTTTTTGCTCAATTGCCATCTGATGAATATCTCGTCTACACGGCTTAACTCTTTCAGTTGGGCCGTTGGATATTCTATCTTACCCGGTCTTATTATTGGTTTGATAGCTCCTGATCTTCTCCAGCGGAGTACGTTTGCCTGTCCGTATATCCTTTCCGCTCTCCGCTGTGAGATATATTCCGGATCGTCTTTGTCCTCTTTCATGAATGAAGCGAGACGGGCGGCTATATCCGTCACAAACTTGTCGTAGGTGACCGATTTCTCGAAGAATGTTATTTCTGCGTTCATAGGGTTGTTTGTTTTTTTTGTTCCCAGCGGAGGCACTACCCTCTGCTGGGATTGCTTAACTTTGTAATTGTTATCATCTGAGAGACAATAACTCACGCCTCCCGTTTTACAATACAATATTCGTCCAATTCTCCAGTAGAGACAGAAAATTTCATGTTTGTGGAAGTGTTCAGTCTTGCAGCTATGACACGGGCCTGGGTTGTGGTTAGGTCCGGTCGGTAGAATGTCTTTGATTCACCAACCTTGAAATTCTTAAATGTTTCAGTCCAGACAGGGCGCATTACTATTCCGTCAATGACTGTCTTTTTTCTTCGCTTTTGCTTTGTCGCTAACATAATGTATATTATCTACATCAGGAAAGAAACGCAAATAAGACCCGAACAGGTTGTATTATATTGAAACATTTAATCCAAGTGTAGGTACATTTTATCGGATAATGAATGCGCTTGGGTTAGGGTTGAAGTTAAACTTTTATGTAATAAAAAAGGCGACGAAAATAAATTCGCCGCCTTTAAAATATGTCTCAAAAGAGAACTTGCGTAAACGTTACAAAACAGCAACAGCCTTGCGTATGTTATCCAATATCGCAGACAGCTTACTGTCACGCCGAGCGGTCTGCATGTCGTAATTGGATTGCATATTCACCCATATGTAAGCAGGTATTCCGGTTGCCGCCTCAATCTTCAATGCGTATTCGGTGGTTATCGGGCGTTTGCCGTTTATCACCTCGTTAAGCACGGAATAAGAAACACCAATTACAGCCGCAAATTTCCTTTGCGACATTCCACGTGATTCTAACTCGTCTTTCAGTATTTCTCCCGGATGTATCGGGGTGGACGGTTGTAGCTCGTGCGGTGCGTAAGTTTTTTTTGTTTCCATATCCACAACTATTTGTAATGATTACTAATATCCAGCAAACGGCAGACTGTTACTATTTGCTCGTTCATAACATCCCTAACGGTAAATTCAAGTCGGTATTGCCGATTTATCCGCACGGATGAAATACCTTTCTTATCCCCTTTCAAAACCTCGTAATTGAGTGCATTGTTTCGGAACAAGTCGGTAATGGTATTTGCGGAAGAAAGCACGAAAACTGCCTTTTGATAACCCCTTATCACTTCTGGCTGGTAGCGGTGCTTTTTGTCGTTCGTTCTACCTTCTGTATAGAGTTCACGCAAATAGTCCTTGTCAAATTCAATAATCATATCTTTCCGTTCCTTTGTGCAAAGTTACCTTTTTTGCAAATATTCGCAAATTATCGAACACTTTATTTACACTCAGGGGCTATAATCTGGATTTCCCCATCGCTAAGCATCTAAACTTGGTGATGGGGGATTCTCTCTATTTTTTATAGCACAGTTTACAAGCTCGTTTACCTTGTTGTTTAGCCGTTTCCAAAGAAACCAACTTAACTTCCCCTTTGCAATTATCCAGTCCTTTGCAGTTCTTGTTGGAATGGTACACTTTAGCGTATCTACCAGTACAAATATATACATTTGCTACTTGAGCGGCTCCAGTCAAGGACACCAATAAAGTTACTACTAAAAGTAACTTTAATGTCTGTTTAATTTTTGTGTTCATATGAATTTATTCAAGATTTGTTAAATGATTCATCTATAATATTTTGCATATAAGGTGTAATTGTGGTTTGGTCCTATTTATAACTCATCTTGTTCTTTTTGAAACTGTTTATCTGATAGGTTCTTATCATAATATGATAATGTAACATAATAGAACATTTTTCCTCCCCTTGATTCACCATATTCCCAGTATAATATTATGCCCGTTCTGTCATCTTCAAATATTATAATATCAGTATCTTCTTTTAGTACATACATGTCGTATTTTAATGTTAACGCATTTTTTATCGTATTAAATTTGTCAATGGCTTGATCTTTATTAATATGTCCAGATGAATATACTACAGATTTCCATAAATCGTTATAAAAAGATAGAGTAGCATTGTCAAAGTTGAAACCTCCAATACGAACATTATCATACATAACAATACTTTGATCTTCTTCCAATACATTGTGTTTTTCTTTTTCTAAATGCCATCTCACTATTTTGTAACTTGTGTGAAAGGTTAATCCGTAAAATGTTCTATTTATTTCTTTTGCAAAAGAAATAAATATACATACAAATAGAATAGAAATAATAACTAAGATTTTTCTCATGTCGTTTATATTTAGTTTGTTTTTCCAAAAAATTTATCTTTACTTATTGTAGGCATAGATAGATTACCATTTCTAACCTGATAAAGAGTTACTGTATAATTGGGAATAGACGTACCAGATTCGTCCTCTTTCAGATACATATCAAAATAATCGTTTTCCCCTGTTTCGCTAAAAGAAACATCTGTTTCGAATCCCCCTATAATGTCATTGGGCATTGTTAGATTAGGATTCCAGTCATTTCCATAAAAACATTTCATTTTGTAAATTCCTTGAGGTATATTGCGAATCTTAAAATTAACTCCTGCTTGGATATAAGTATTTCTTGCGCAAGTATTACTTAGAATATTGTATAAAAGAACAACGACATCGCTTTTTGAACCATTTTTTATTAAGATATAATTATCAATGCTTTTATCATATTTGTTTTTTCCAATATAAGCACTGTATGGAGATGCTCCATTTTTTAATTGATTACCTTTGTAATAGGATTCTTCTCTTGGAGCAACGACCTCTTCGGCAATTAATTTGTCGCTTTCTGCATCGATATTTTTATCCATTGAATGATTTGATTCTTCATATTCATTTAATATCCAAATTAAAATCAATATGCCACATACTGTTAAAAATGATTTTGCAAGTATCGTTAAACATCCTACACCCGCTTGATGATATGCAGATTGACGTTGTTTATCTTTATTAGTAGACGTTTTTGAGCTACTGTTTGCCTGTCTTGATTCTCGATATTGATGCGTTACATTATTATACTCATTTTCTTTATTTTGTTGTCCCCGCATATTATCATTATTAGACTGATGCATCAATCGATATAGGCGCATATCATATTCCATCCTCTTTTGAGGATCGGAAAGAGTATTATATGCATTTTGTATCTTTAAATACATCTCAGAGTTGCCACCTGTAACATCTGGATGGTATATCAAAGATAATTTTCTATACGACGCTTTTATTTCTTCAAGGGTAGCATTGTCTTTTACCCCTAATACATTGTATAGAGTAATCATTTTAAAAAAAAACTTTTCACTTTATCTTTTCTCTTGTTTTAAAATCAATCACTATGCAATCTCGGTCTCCGATTGGCGATCATTCTTTCTTTTTAAGCCAACCATCTCTCGGAGTACAGCATTTTCGGCACGGAGAGATATTATCTCTTCATCTAATAATTCCACAGGCAAAGGAGAGGAATCGCCTAATAGCATTTCGCCTTTACCTCGGAGAAGCCATTCGGCAGAAAGATTAGGGAAGTAATGCAAAAACGCTTCAATTGTGTGTGCAGACAATTGAACATCTCCTTTAATTTGCCTATTGAGCGTAGTTTGAACTATACCAAGCTCTTTACTTAAAAAGGTAATAGAACAACCATTGTTATAAATTACCTTATTAATTCTCTCTAACACTGAATTTTCCATAAGAATATTATTTAGAATATTTCTAAATAAGCATATTTGCATTATTTTTCGTACACAATTCGTTGCAATAATGCAAATATGCCTTATCTTTGCGTTGTGATACAACTCCAACAAGTATCACAACGCAACAAAAAAGTTTAATATACAAAAATAATATACATTATGTTAGACACTTGTAGATTAGACTTAATAAATCTTTCTATTTTTTTGTTCCCATATTTCAATAGTAAAAGTAAGTTTATCACCTTACCCAAAGCAAAGGAGGTCTTTGCAGGATCAGTGTAATCCATATTCTTTATCAAAAGAGGCCAATCTGCCACAGTAACGGAAGATATGGAGAGAATGTATAATAGGAGAGGGGAAATAGGGAGATACGGATTAAAGTTGAAAGAAGTAGTTAAAATATTCACCAGTATGGAAACAATACGTTACTTTTGTGACCGTAAGACAGAAAAGTCGCTTTATGGTAAGTCTGCGAAGTAGAAATAGTAACAAAAGAAAGATACAAGAGTGTTCTCTTTTTATAGCTTATGTTTTTACTATGTTTTGCTGTATTTTGTATATATCTGAATATCAACTACAAGTTTCAGCGGCGCAGGCTGCTGTTGAGGAATAATTCCTAGATAGAATTATCATATTATAGCATTATCAGGCTGTAATTACCGGTTTTTCGGTGGTTACAGCCTGTTTTGCGCTTGGACGGTTCGTGCATTTGACCGCACTATTCGAGCCAAATGAACAGAAATGTTTGCTCTATGTTTACCCCGAAAAGCACCATGTTTTCCACTGTTTACCCCGGATAATTCTGATGTTTTTTAATATGTAAATTCAAATCGATTATGACGACATTAAAAGTAACCGTAAAGAGACCGAAGAGTGATGGACTTTATACAGTCTATATTCGAGTGACGCATGCGCGTAAGTCCGTTTACATAAATACCAATAAGGTAGTGGACGCAGCGCATATTTCCGACAGTGGTGAACCGACAGACCCGGTGGTAAAAGAACATTGTTCACGATTGGTCCGTGAGTATATGGATCGGTTGAACCGTGTGGACACAACCGCCTGGGACGTGAAGGAAGTGCTGGAGTATTTGCAAGAGACCAATCAAGATGTCTGCTTCAGCGAATATGCCCGGGAGTTTATCCGGAAGATGGCCAATGACGGGCATGAGCGTAATGCCAAGAACTACAAGCTGGCAGTAAACCATCTGGAACGCTTTGTGGGGTCTAACAAAGTTATGTTTAGCTACCTAACCTCTGCTGTTCTAACCCATTGGTTGGAGTATCTGTCCAAAACCAACCGGGCAAAGGAAATGTACCCCACCTGTGTCCGGCAGATTTTCAAGAAGGCTCTGGTCGAGTTCAATGATGACGAACGGGGTATCTGCCGCATCAAGTTCAACCCGTGGCTGAAGGTACAGATACCGAAGTCTGATACCACGACGAAGATTGCCATCAGTGCAGAAGCCTGCCGTGAGTTCTTCAACCGCCCCTTGCCCAAGACCAAGATGCTGGCTTCTACTCCCGAACTGGGAAGAGATGTGGCACTTCTTTCCTTGTGTCTGGGTGGCATCAATACAGTGGACCTCTACTTGATGAAGAAGACCGACTATCGGGATGGCATCATCTGCTACAAACGAGCCAAGACCCGTCACAGCCGCAAAGATGAAGCCTACATCGAAATGCGGGTGGAACCCTTCATTCAGGCTACCTTTGACAAATACCTTTCTACCGATGAAAACGATGAATACCTTTTCGTATTTCACAGCCGTTTCACGGATTCCGACAGCTTCAATGCAGGTGTAAACATCGGTATCAGAAGAATTTGTACGGACATGGGAATGAAGAAGGAAGACTTCTACCATTTCTATACCTTCCGTCACACTTGGGCGACCATCGCACAGAATGACTGTGATGCCAATCTGTATGAAGTGGCCTTCGGTATGAACCATAGCCATGGTATGAATGTGACTCGTGGTTATGTGAAGATAGACTTCTCACCTGCCTGGAGGCTGAATGCCAAGGTAATAGACTTCATCTTCTTCAGCACCAAGAAGAGTAAGCAGGGAAAGGCAAAGGATCTTGGTGCGCCACAGGACAAGATGTTCCGCATTTCACCCAAGATGATGATCTATGCCCGTGCCTATTTCAAAGGTGAAGTGATTGCTGAGTTGACCGACATCGGGTTCAGCAACGTCGATGAAGTCATTGACAAGCTTGTGCCGATGTTGCGCAAGGACATACCCGACGGCTGTAATGTTCAATTCCGTCTGACGAATTGTGATTCTCAAAAAGAAGCTGTGTATGAACGCAGTAAAGGAAAAGGATTTTAAGTAAGATGTGTTGTTATGTGGAAAGCCATCCATTTCATTGCCTCAAATGAAATGGATGGCTTTTGCGTAGAACTATGTTTGATGGGACTTACCCCTTGGGCTTTTGGTAAGGTTATGTAGCATTTAACCAGAGGGAAAACACTTGTTCCTTCCCCATAAGCCACACTACCCTTTGCGGTTAAGTGCAGCTCGTTTGACCTCCGGCTACCTGGCTTTATTTCGGCGGTGGAGAGGAACGCAGACTGGCAAAGACCAACACGGCGACAAACACCAACAGCTTCCATAGCAGGACAAAGGCATGTTTCAACAGCCACACCGCCAACTGAATCAGATTAATGGCAAGCCACAGACCCAGCTTCAGCACGATGCAGAACACGAACACCACCGGTACCAGATATATGAAGAATAACAGTAAAACCATAACATACATTTTAAGTGATTGACTACCCGTATATAGGGTGTTATCTATACTCAAATATACTAATAATCAACGAGATAAGGAAATTTTCCAGTCTCTTTTTTATGTATTTTGGGTCACTTTTTCACCTGGTTCTCAGGCTGTTTCAACCTCCAAACCAAGGTGCAGACAACAGCGAAACATCGGTAGCATGAACATTCATGCAGTCGTTCTTCCGTCAATGCTTCAAATGCACTTGGTCCAACAAAAAGATAACAAAAAATGTTTGACCACATGTTGGACCAACTTCTTTTCCCTCTCGTTCTTTGACCATCGTTCGCAAGCGCCCAAAATCCTTTTCCCTTGAAGTATGATACATCAGCGCAAGGTACATGACGCGACGGTTTGCCGATGAACATCTATATGCTTTGAGAGTTTCATGAACCAAGAGTTCAAGGGACTTTCAGAATGGGCAAACCCGAACACGCTTGTTTGCCTATACCTATATATAGATTGCTTCGTTCGTTCCAACTTGAGAATATCTGTTCTGATGTCGGAGCCATCAAGCTACGCAGATGGACTGTACCACGGAAACAAAGCTGCAGGTACATCCATTTCTTTGTAAGCAGCATCAATGTAACTTATATTCCGTAGAGCTGATGACCGCTGTCGCAAATTAACCTTGGAGAATGTATCTCACGAATGTCATCCTCTGCTGACCAATCCCCAATGTATGTTGAACCGACAACCCCCGTAACCGGGGTTCCATGGTGCAGACGACCCGCATTTCATAGTACGCGGAAAGCCTGGTAATCAAGTAAGTTGTACAGAAGATTTCTCCAAAGAATGATGTTGTGCATTTTTGTTCTTCGCAAAATTTTGCGGTAATTTGGGTCGAGAAATACCCGGGGAGCCTTCGAACTGCGTTGCATATGGAGCCAAGCAAGTTGTACCCTTGTCATTACAAAACAAGTTTTGTCCTCACAAGGGTCACTTGCCGACTGCCGTGCAGCGGAGCGATGTGCATCGCTGTTTCGCTTCGCGAAAGAGGTGTCCGGGAATCCGAACAACTAAAGTCAAGGCATATGAAGAACCAGCGTACCAAAGTATTTCAGTTACGGCTTACCTCCGATGAACTGTTGAATCTGAAGGAAAAAGCCGTTCCTTACCAGTCTGTGAGCAACTATATCCGGCAGGCCGTGCAGGAATTTACCCATGTGGATGTCAGACAGCAGATTGAGATGATGCAGGACTTGCGAGCATTTTACCGGAAGTTCCAGAACGAATTGTCCTGGGCAGGCAGTAACTTGAATCAGTCGGTCAAGCGGGCCAACGAACTGGCGGTCGCCGGACTGCTGGCACCCAGTTATGTGTATGAGGTCCTGCTTCCTTCGATTCAGGATATGCAGGACACCTTGAACAAGCTGAAGGAGGATCTTGAATTGCTGCACCGAAACTCACGGCTGATGCGGTAAGCACATTCACCATTCAGCGATATGGCATACCTGGAACCTTGGAGCCTCCCGATTGGGCATCCGAGGTTTCGTGTTTTTTAGCCCCCAATTCCTTGTTTCACGAATCACCCAACAAATGAACATACCATGATAGCAACCATCCTTCCCGGAAGCGCCGACTTCCATGCCGTCGGCTACAACGAACACAAGGTCTTTAAAGGAGTGGCCACCCTGCTGGAGATGCGGAACTTCGGTGGACTGGACGCTTCGGAACATCCGACCGCCAAACAGCTGGTGCAGTTCCTCCAGCTCTATAGTTCCCAGAACAGCCGGATTCAGAAACCTCAGTTCCATGTAGCCATCTCCTGCAAGGGCCACGAGATGACGGAACAGCAGTTACTTGATTTCGCGCACCAGTATCTGCAGGAAATGGGGTATGCCGAATCCGGACAACCCTGGCTCATCTATGCGCATCACGATACAGACAACACTCACTTGCACATTGTGACTTCGAGAGTGGCGCCCGACGGTCGCAAGATACAGCACGACCATGAACGCAGGCGCTCGCAGGTGGTTATTGACAAGATACTTGGAACCGACAGAACACAAAAGACAGAGAAAGACATCGAGGCCGCCAAGCAGTACAGTTTCTCCTCCTTTGCCCAGTTCAAGGCCGTGATGGGAACCATGGGCTATGAAGTTTTCCAGAAAGACGGGAACGTCTTCGTCAAGCAAGGCGGCCGAATCCAAAAGAAACTCCCCCTGACAGAGATTGAAGTTCTATATAAGAAAGGTTATCAGGACAAGGCACGCAATCGCCAGCTGAGAGCCTGCCTGAAGAAATACCGGGATGTATGCGCCAATAAGGAAGAACTGCAGAAGGAAATGAAGAAGAATTTCGGCGTGGATGTGGTCTTCTTCGGCAAGAAAGACAAACCCTACGGCTACATGCTGATTGACCATGCCAACAAGACCGTCATTCATGGTGCCCGGGTTCTAGCCGTAGAAGAACTCCTCGACTTTGCTACTCCCGAACAACGCTTTGATCGGATTGAAGCCTACATTGGCCAGTTACTCCAGCTGAACCCCAAGATAACCCAGGGAGAAATCTTCCAGAAACTCAAGAAACAGCATGCCTATATAAAGAAAGGTGTCATCTTCTACGACGGCCAGTCCCGACCTCTTCCGGAAGAAATGGCAGCAGCCATCAACCGCAACAACCGCATCAGCTTCATCGAGAAGTTCCGTCCGCAGAATGAAGCCGAAGTGGAACTGCTGTGCAAGGCTTTCAAGGTGGACCGCCCGGATATGGTAAGCATCTCCACGGAGCGTCCTCCCAAGTATGCCGATTCCGTCAGCCGCCTGCATGAAATCTTCAGTGATTCCGAAGTGAAGTCCCCCCGCAGCGCCATGTACCAGGAAGGCTTCATCATCCGTCAGGTCGATGATACCTACTATGCCATCAACTTCAAGGAACATATCCTGATCAACCTGAATGAAGAAGGCTTCGATGTGGAACGGGTGAAGAAGAAATCCAAGAAGCCAAAGCGCCAGGGAGTGCCGTTCAAGAAGTCCAAGAAGAAGACGCTCAATCCAGTCAAGAGTTTGCAGCGGAAGTCGCATCAAGGACTGGGCAAACTCCGGAAAGAAGGTGTCGGCAGCCACAGCGCCAACCGTGAATGGGAAGTCGGCAAGAAGACCAACTACGACGAAGTGGACAACGGCCACTCCATGAAATGGTAAATGAATGATGGACAGATGATTGAATATTGTTTGATTGAAGGAAATCTTCGCATTTTCAGTTTCATGGGACTACCTTCTGTAATCTTTTCGGGCATATAGACAGAAAAACTCCGGTAAAACAGCTCAAAATACAAAAGTTTGCCCGATTCCCTGCACACTGATGTTGTGCATTTAGGTTATCAATATCCTGGAATTTATTTTTGCTTCCGATTTAATTCAGACGAAAAACAACATGATACAGACACCTGTCATAGTAACCTTTGCCAACCAGAAGGGAGGTGTCGGAAAAACCTCCCTTTGCGTAACCTTCGCCAATTACCTGGTGACGAAAGGCGTCCGTGTGGTCGTTATCGACTGCGACTTCCAGCACTCCATCATGAAGTGCCGCAAGTCAGACATCAAGCGCTACGGAGAAGAACTCATCCCCTATGAAGTATGGTCCTACGAAGTCAACGACAACAATGCCATGACCTCGCTGGTCGAGAAACTCCATAACGACCCGGAGATAGACGTGGCGCTGATGGACTCACCGGGCAGCCTGATGGCCAACGGACTGGTGCCGATGTTTGTCAACTCCGACATCATCGTTGTGCCTTTTCACTATGACCTGGTAACGGTTCCCTCCACCGCCAGCTTCCTGATGTTTTTGGATCGGCTCCGTAAAATGGTCGGTGCAAAGATGAAAGCCCGGCTCTTCATTGTACCCAATCAGCATGATCTCCGTGTGGGCAGGCGCTCGGAACTCCTCCTTTGGGACAACACCCGGGAAACCTTTTCCAACTACGGGTATGTCACCGCCAAGATTCCCAAACGGGCAGACATGGAAAGGTTCAGTACCATTGCAGGTCTGGATATGGCCTTGCCGATAGCAGCCCAAGTTTTTGACAAGCTGTATTCCTGCATCTTCGACACCCTGGACCCTCTGCGGGAAGTGGAACTATCCGGCATCCAGCTCACGGAAAACCTCTATCCCAAGAGCGGAAAGAAAAAGTATCAGGCCGCCGCCACATCCATCGCCCTGTCCGAGGACGCAGCAGAAGATGAAAGTGAAGCAGCAGAGCCAGACGATAATCAACTCAATCAGTAACCATCAAAATAGCATTGCGTATGAAAAATGACATTCCGGCATTGGATGACCTTATGCAAGGCATCAATGACCCCGACATCATTCTGGCAGACGAATCGCCCGATATGTTGGAACCCACACCCCAATCTCACAAGGAGGAAACAACGGAAGAGAACACCGAAGCAGTCCTTTCTCCTCAGGTTGAACAGGAAAGATACTGGAACGACTTCCTGAAACATCTGGAAGCCTCCGATGAACAGAACGACAAGAGCGAAAGGCTGGTCTGCAGGCTGGACCGCGACCTGGCAGACTCACTCGACGACTGTGTCATCTACAACCGTAGCCGCTCCGACATGGTCAATGCCATCGTCCGCTCCTTCTTCGATGCCTACCTGCCGCAGCTGGCCCAGTTTCGCAGGGAAAAGAAATCATTGTTTACCAACTTCAATCAGCAAGCCTATGAGAAAGAGAAGAACTAACTGGACCGAACAGAAAATAGCCCTGCTCGTCCAGCTGTATCCCATCGAAACCACACCCCACACGGCACAGGTGCTGGATATGAGCGAACGCTCCGTGAAGATGAAGGCACGTCAGCTGGGGCTCAAGAAGATGGAAAAAACCCGTTGGCTCGAACGTGCAGACTACATACGCAACCACTTCGGGCACCGCTCCTTTGCCGAAATCGGAAAGGATCTCGGTGTGTCCAGAGAATATGTGCGGAGAATTGCCGCCAATATGGGCTTGAAGCGTACCCCATCGGAAGACTTCAACCTCTTTTCAAGGATTCACACCGACATCATGCGTCGGGAAAGACGCAGGGTCATCTTTGGGCTGAGTCCCATCACCCGCATTAAGGTTGTGTCCAACCGGGCCCGAGTCCGCCTCCGTTCCTGGCTCAGGTCACAGGGCTATGTGGCCGGAGAGGAATACGGCATACTCTACTATCCCGATCATATCCGTCGAATCAAGGAATCGGAAATGAGAGGCGCCAAACTGGGATTCCGTTTCCTGCCTTTTCCGGTCGAAGCCACGGTGGTATTGTCTAACCTGCTATAAAGAATCAATCATGACCTATGGACAAATAATCTCGATCCTCTTTGTGGCGCTGTTATGCTACTATGCCTTCTTGATTGTGATGGACATCCAGCGAGCCAAGGCAGCGGAAGCGGCAGAACAAGATAACCATGTAGAGGAGGATATAGACATATCGGACGAAGCCCAGTCTTTCCGACCTCACAAGGTGAGTCGGGAGGAACCGAAGAAAGAAGAGGAAAAGAAAGAAGATTCTCCAAGCGAGAATGCTTCTGAAAACAGTCAGCATGACGATGCTTCTCCAACTCAATCGGATGCCGATACTTCACAGGAATGGAAAGAAGAAACCGAAGATGAACAAGAGGAATCAGACAATTCTGAAGATGTGTACAATGAAATTGAATCTGGTACTACAACTCCTTCACAGGCAACTGAATCGGATAACGAACAGGAAGCAGCTTCTTCCCAATCTTCTGATGATGAAACGACCGAGGGAACTGCTGAAGAAGAATCTGAAAAACCTTCTGGCGAACAAGCATCCGAAGAAAGTACCGATGACGACCAACCCTACCGCTCACCGACCTATCGAGAAGCCATCCTGACAGACGGCATTTTGGTGGATGACATCTTCAAAGCCATCGACCAGTTGGCCGAAACCGGTGAATGTGACCTGGGTACCATTATCTATCAC